GGCGGACTTTGTTAGTATCAAGGCGAAGCGCCATTGCAGTGATGATCCTGAACTCTTACCTGAAGAAAGCAGAGTTTCTATTCAAAGTACCATTCAAGGTCTTAGAGATAGGTGGCCGGGCAGAGTTTTCGGTGGAATCACTAAGACTAAGCAGCGAGGAAGTTGTTGGCTCAGCCCCCTACACACTGTTATCGACGCACTTGGCACGGTGTGGGTGTGCTGTTATTATCAGGACAGAGTTGAGGATATCTCCTTCGGGCAGATTACAGGTGTACGAGGTAGCTTCAAGGATATATGGTATTCGCAATCACACAGGGAAGCCATGCAGAGAGTTATCATTCCCGAATGCGACTTCTACGATTGCCGATTTCACGTATATCATGACGTCATGAACGAAGAACTTGCTGACGACAGCAGCCATCTGGCATTTATATAATGCCTACATGGTTGTGGATCATTATTGGTTGGTTGGTGTCGGCTGGCTTGATTGCCTGGGGATTCTCAAGGTTTAAGAGGGCTACTAGAGATCCAGATGAACAAGTATAGGCCGGACAAGATGGATGCGTTCTGGAACTTTGTAGTGGAGCGCCAGTCCATCTATCATAAGCGTATGGTACTTGGAGAACCAGCCCCCTGGACACAAGACTATGTGCTGCGGTCATACTTCTTCACCAACGTGTACAGGGAACTGGACAAAGGCACCATCTTCCTGATAAAGAACCTACTCAAACTACAGGACGACAAAGACCTGTTGTTTGCCATTATGGTGTACAGGTTGTTCAACGATATTGACACCTTCAGGTTCCTCATGCTGCGTTGCAAGATGACAAAGTACGGAGCTTGGGATTGGGAACGTGCTAGTCGGTACCTGAATGCTTACGAGAACCACGGCAGTCGTGTGTTCACGGATGCTTTTACAGTAACGGGTGTAAAGTTTGGCGGGTTTCCAGACAAAATAAGGAACATCTGCTGGCTTATAGGTAACCTGCAACGGCAAACGCCAGCACTGCTGAATGCACTAAAGTCTGCGAACTCGCTGAAAAGGGTATGGCAAATCTTCAATGATACCCAAGGGTTCGGAAGATTCCTTGCATATGAACTCGCTATTGACGTCAACTATTCTAGGCTTATTGCATTTTCAGAAGACGATTGGGTCAATGCAGGCCCTGGATGCAAGCGTGGAATCCAGTGGATCTGGGGTAAGCGTGACCCTGGCCGTAAATGGGAAGACTATATTTCATATCTACGAGCCAGACAGGGAGACTTTATACAGTCAATTGGCCGAGATGAACAGTGGCAGTCCGTCTACCCAGGCTACCCCCTGACATTGCGCTCTATAGAGCATTCCTTGTGTGAGTTTCAAAAGTACGCACGTGCGAGATACCATACCAATCCGGATGGTACACCTAGTCGTACAGCTACGCGAAAGTACGTGCCTGCCTCCACATAAGTAGAATGCTATACTGCCGGTGTATGGCAGTTTTACGCGCACTCCTGATAGTAGCCATGTTGTCCGTCGCTCCGGTAGCGCACGCTGACGACGATGAAGGGCTATGGCAGGAGAACGTCCGACTGACGTTCTACAATGTCCGTGGCACGATGCGATGGGGCAAGCAAACCCATCTTGGAGCGGCAGCGTGCGGAAGCTACTTTCCGGCTGGTACTCAGTTGAAATTCAACGATGGTTGGGTTGTCACGTGTGAAGACACTGGCTATCTCGGCAAGTACCAGGTCGATGTGTGGGCACCGTCTTACTCTTGGGGTATCCAGAACGTTGAAGCTGCGTATGGTACCTATGCATGGGTGACGGTAGTACGTTGGGGGTGGTGAATGCCTACACCAAGTGGACTGATTCTCCCTTTTGAATTCGTTGACCAACAACTAAAGGAAAGAGGTATCAAGGGGCACGTGGATCAAGCCACGGGCCTCTTGCTAGTTGAAGACAATGAGCCTGCCAGAGAATTTGCCAAGACCAATGTTCGACCCAAGCACCGTTCTGCAACCACGAATAAACGCCCCTCTGGGAAGAATCTGGTGTAAGCATTGTCAGAACTATCTGGTTATAGGTGCTGAGTCGGTAAGCCACCAGAATCTGTTCCGTCTGTCACAAGTGTGTATGGACTGTTCAGAGTGGAACTATTTGGATGAAGGTATCGAGATAAAGCATTCAGCATTGTGTGCATCAACAGGCGGTCAAAGGGTAAAATATAGCGTTGGTGGCAACCAAGCAAGAGCCACCATTGTTCCTCTCCATACAGCATCTCAAGAAGAGGCGGCTAGACATCCTTGGCCCCAATCATCTACGTAGTCAAAGTGCTAGGACATCCAGAGTACAAACCAGAGAACATTGCCAGTGAGAATCTGGAAAATGCAGTACGGGCGTACATAGCTATGCGTGAAGTGCCAATAGATCTGGTCACTAGCATGTCTGCTTACGACTGCTATTCGGGTACTGAATACGTTGTGACACATGTCTAAATACGTACATCTCCATACCCATACAGAGTATAGCGTGCTAGATGGCTTGGCACGTATACCCGATCTGGTGCAGAAGGCGCATGACGATGGACAAACTGCACTCGCAATTACAGATCATGGCCGCATGTCTGGAGTTCCTGAGTTTTACCAGGCATGCCGAAAGAATGATGTTCGGCCTATTGTTGGACAAGAATTCTATCTTTGCAATGACTGCTCTGACCGCACCCGCACAATTGACCCGGAAACTGGGAAAAAGGAGGGTCCACGGCGGCACCATCTGGTACTCCTGGCTAGAGACAGACGTGGGTATGAGATACTCTGCGAGCTTAGCAGTACCGCGAACGATCCCAGCCACTTTTATTACAAGCCTCGTGTTGATTACGGTACGCTGGAAGCAATACCGAGGAAAGACAGACGCCATCTTATTGCCAGCTCAACTTGTCTCAATGGGCCAATCCCACAGCTCATCCTCGCTAACAAAAACAGGTCTGCGCTAGAGCTGGCACAATACTTCAGAGAACTGTTTCCGTACTTCTATCTGGAACTGCAACGGCACGACTACAACCTCAGAAACCAGGATGACAGAAGAGCCAACGACGCCCAGGAAAAAGTCAACGACAAGCTCATTAGCTGGCACGAAAAGTACGGATTCCCTATCGTTATCACCAATGACAGCCACTATGTTGAGCCAGCACATCATTCAATACACGACCTTTGGCTGGCTTGCCAGACGGTTTCTCTCTGGAGAGATGCAACTAGGTTTCGCTTTGACGGGTCAGGATATCATCTCAAGACAACGAAGGAAATGCGAACACTCTGGTCTGACCAGCCGGAGGTATGGCGAGCTAGCCAACGCACTATACAGCAGTTCACTGGAGACATACTACTCAGTATCCCAGAACTGGAGCAACGTAGCTGGCACATCCCTATTGCTCCAAGAGAAAATACGGAAGTATCATCTGCTGATTTTGTGCGCAGTCTTTGCAATAAGAGGTTGCGACTGCTGGAGAAACGTGGTGGGTTGGCCGCGGATATTCAGGTATACAGGGATCGGCTACAGTACGAGCTTGGAGTCATCTTCGACTGTAAGTTCGAAGAAGAGTTTCTTATCGTACGGGACTACATTGATTGGGCTAGGTCTAGGGGTATTCGTGTTGGTCCTGGCCGAGGCTCTATGGCAGGGGTACTCGCCGCCTTTCTTATGGGCATTGTCGACGTGGACCCTGTTCGCTTCGGCCTTATGTTTGAGCGCGCTCTTAATCCGGCTCGTCCATCCCTTCCTGATTTCGATGTGGACTTTCCTCACAGCAGGCTTGACGAAGTAGTAAAGTACCTGCTGGACAGATACAACAAGGCACCATATCAGGCTCAACGGGTAGGAACGTTTGGACGTGGTGGCCCGAGAAGCACAGTGCAGCGCATCTTAGGCGCACTAGGCTTCCCGCGCAATGAGCAATTTGCGGCAAGTAAGTCTTTGCCGGACGCAGCACTTATCGTCAACCTGAAGGCAAGCGGAGACCTTAAGGAGCTGCTTCAAGACGAGCATCTGCACCCCGTGCTAAAAGGGGCAATGGTTAGCTACCCCAACTTCTACGAGTGGGCTACCAATATTCAAGACCTCATTACAGGTGAAGGTAAACATGCGGCTGGCATAGTTATTGCAGACCAAACCTTCAACTTGCGCCAGCTAGTGCCCACGATGATGGTAGGCCGTGGACAAGGCAGAGGTCAACAGGCAGTAGTAACTCAGTATGATATGGATGGTCTCAAACGGTTGGGTGTAGTGAAGTTTGATATCCTGAGTCTCACCACGCTGGATGTCATACAAGATTGCATCGACCTCATAGGAGAAGATCCATTTGAGGGCATGTACGAGTATGAAGATCAGGCCGTTTGGGATACTCTTAACAAGGGAGCATGCTCAGGGGTATTTCAGGTTGAGGGCGGTACTTCGCGGCAAGTCGTACGAGATCTGCAAATTCGGAGCTTTGAGGACCTCATTGCTGTCATGGCCCTCGGGCGCGGTGGTGCTAACCAATTCGTCGGACCATATAGAGAAGGTCGTGACGGTGCAACTGTTGAGCTACGTAGACGACTCCCCGACAAGAGACTCCGACGTATACTCCCTAAAGGGGTTGTCCTCTATCAAGAGCAGGTCATGGAGATTGGTCTACAGATTGGAGGGTTCGACCACCACCTAGTGGACGAGCTCAAGGAAGCAATCAAATACAAGAAAGGTGATATATGGGACGAACTCAAGCCACTTTTCTTCAATGGGGGCGAACTCTACGACAAGCTCAGTGGCAAGTCCAAGGGAGCAGCTACGGGCGCTCTAAACAACGGGTGCAGCCTAGAAGTAGCAACCCAGATATGGGAGATGATATTCGCTTACAGGGGCTACGGGTTCAACCGTGCGCACAGCACGGCATACGCCATGATTGCGTACCAGACAGCGTGGTTGAAGACATACTATCCAGCTGAGTTCTTCTGCACATTACTCAGTTACGCCAACAAGGAAGACTACCCGGTATATATCGACGAAGCGAAGATGTTCTTCGGACTGCACTTCCTTCCACCAGACGTAAACAAGTCAGGTTCAGGTTTTGTCGTGGAAGGTAAACGTGGCATCCGTTACGGTCTGACTGCTATAAAAGGGGTAGGTGCAGCCGCCTGCACTGAGTTAGTGGAGAACAGGCCGTTCAATTCGGAAGACCATTTGAGAGCGACGGTAACCAAGAGGAGATGCAATGTAAGAGTCGTTGAACTGCTACGTCGGGTTGGTGCATTTGAAAGCATTGGTACACCTGGCGACGAGGACCGAGGGCAAACGGAGTTGGAACTGCTAGGGACATATGTAACCAGTCATCCAATAGATCAATACCGCAAAATGCTCGACCGCAAGATCCGCCGGCCATTGAACCTCAAAGCGCTTACTTCATCTCAGGATAAATGGTGTTGGTTTGGTGGGCAAGTCGACCGAGTACGAGAGATAACCACGAAGAATGGTTACCCTATGGCATTTGTCCAGGTCAAATACGAAGGGGTAGGTACCTGGGACGTTGTTGTGTTTCCAAAGTATTGGGAGCAACATGGTCCACATCTTTTCAAAGGAAGAGTTGTTCTTATGTATGGCAAGCGGCAAGTCAGTAGGAACAGCATCATCTTTGAAGATGCCAAATACCCGATTCCAGTGTAATGGAGATACTGATGATTAACTTCTTGAAAAGTCGAGCTGAACCGCTGCATCGATGCTTCACTTGTCTGGAGCCTCGTACTGCGCACCAGCTACGAAAGGTTGTGTATGAGGTCGAAGTCTGTCACCACTGCGCCACCACAACTAGCGGAAGTGCAGACGATATTGCAGAAGAGATTCGGGAAGCAAGTGCTCTTCCGCGCATCGGACCCGAAGTTCCAGATTCGGAGGATCTCGACCGGCATACTAACGTTAGATTTCCTTTTGGGTGGTGGAATCGCTCTAGGGAGAATAACGGAGTTTTACGGCCAGTATGCAGCCCTGAAGAGTCATGCCTTGTACAGGACGATAGCGCTAGCACAGGCAGCGGGACGCAACTGCGCCTTGATGGATGCGGAGCATAGCTTCGATCCCGTGCATGCAGCTCGCCTTGGTGTAGACCTGGAAAGCCTGTACATGGTTGGCGAGCTGGAAGTAGGTGAAGAGATCATCGATGTGGGCGAGGCACTAATACGCTCAGGGAGCTTCGACCTACTAGGGGTGGACAGTATAGCCGCACTGGTACCCAAAGATGAGCTAGAGGAGTCCGCAGAAGCTTCCCAAATGGGTAAAATGGGTAAGCTAACCAGCAAGATGGCGCGTAAGTGGAATGCCGTAAATTCTGGTGGCACAGCGGTCGTCTTGATAAACCAGGTCAGGGAGAACGTAGGTGTCCACTATGGCAACCCCGAGAAACCAGTGGGAGGACGTGCATTCGGATTCTTCGCTTCTCAACGAGTCGACTTCCGAAAGGGTGAAGCTATCAAAGGAAAAACCCGCAAGGTTGAAAACGGCAAGGTCGTTGAGAAGGATGGTACTGTTGGGCGGGTGGTCCGAGTACGCGTCGAAAAGGACAAGACTGGTGCGAACGCGGAAAGGGACGGTACCTTCCGCTATCTATTCGCTTTACGTGCGGTGGATAGATACAGCGAGCTGCTCCAACTAGGCTTGGAAGTTGGTGCGGTAGAACAGACTGGCCTCAGGTACACAACCAAATGGACACAACCTATGATGCGTACTGCATTCCTCAACTTGCTGGAGCGAGACGTCAAGATAGCAACCCGCTTGGAAGCAGCGGTGAAAGTGCTGGCGCATAGTGGCGACTGAAATCAAGCAGCATGGTACTACTAGCGACTGGAACTGGAGTACTAGAACTGCTGTTCCACCTACCAGCAAGAGTCTGCAGACTGATACTAGTGGTTGGGATGTTGCTACAGTCATCAATATAACCGCCATTGACAACAACAACGTAGACCGGACATCTGGTATAAACTTGCTCCGGGCTGGCGATATCGTACGTGTGGAGCATTTCCAAGACAGTACACGGTTTGCAACGTTTACTGTAACTGGTCCACCAGTAGACAACTCTGGATACTTCGCAGTGCCCGTCACGCCACTAGCTCAGGGCGGCACCATACCTGGCAACAATACCCAACTCTATGTAACAGCATCATCGTGGCTTCCACCAGATACAGCACCTACTCCCAATCCTGGCTACATGTCGGTGATGCTTCAGTTGCAGCCCAACATCACTGAAGGAATGGCAAGCGACTTGCAGGAGTATCTGTGTGACTATCTGTTCACGGTCACGCATCTGGTCAACTACGTGAGTTTGTCGGCAAACGTCGGTGGTGTTATAATTACTGATGAGGAAGAAATAACGCCCGTAAGTAAGGGCGATTTAGTACCACCACCAGCAGGAGGATAAATGGCGAAAGAAGAACGTAGTGTAGGCGATGAGGCAGAAGAGTTCCTACGCAATCTGGTTGGGACGCACGAAAGTGACCAGGTAGGCCAGGGATTAGACGACCTTGCCAAAATGTTCTACACCTACTTTCAGAAATTACAGGAATCGGGATTTCACTACAGCAAGGCATTTGTCCTGACGCGGGATTGGCATGGTATGTGGTGGACAACCAAATTCAACCACGAGATGATGCATATGCACCCGACGCAGGAAGATGAGCCGACCTAAGTGGGCAGACAAGCCCACTAAGGACAACAAGAAGCACGAGGAGAATTGGGCTAAAGCACGCGGTGGGCGTGCTCAGCCCTCGTCTGGTAGATTTTGGCACGCCAAGATGGACGTCAAGGATGAAGAGCTATTAACCGACAACAAGCAAACAGAGCGTTTATCCTTCTCCATTCGCGTAGCAGATTGGAAGGCACTCCAGGCGGCAGCGGCAAAGGAGGGCCTAGCCCCTTGCCTCCAGATTACTTTCCTCCAGACGCATGGAAGCCCAATCAATCTGGTGGTGTTACCAGCCGACATGGTGACTCGCCAAAATCTGACACGAACATAGGTATGCATGATATGCAAGGTCAGTCGGTCGGTCCGTCCATCCCTCCTATCTGTCATGTATGTGAGATCGCGATCATGCCCGGGAGTGACCACAGTACGGTGATCGGACATTTCACTGCGATAAAAGCTTTCGTCAAGCTGTTGCAGGATGATCTGGAACAGTCTCGCATGCAGGACTTCCAGCACCCTACGCGACAGGAGCTTATGACAGCTATGCTCGATATGGAAGAACAATTCAACAAGCTGGCTCAGTACTCGGATATCCTTGCAGAGCAAATACGGAAGCTTCTGCATGCTAAAGTGTAGGCATGGCTGGTTGGCATAGGCACGCTAATATGAAGTGTGTAGAGTGCGGGGTGATAGTCTACCCGATAGCTACGTGCATTATGTCGTCTGGACCAACTGGCTGTAGACTACGCGATACTATCGTATGCAAGGAGTGCTATGGAAGCAAGAGCGTTCCAGATCCAGGGCGACCTCCAAGATATAACAACCCTCAAGTGGGTGTATCTGTTGCCCAGGAACATGCCAGCGGGGCTACGCAGCCAGTGGATTCAAGAGATGTACGCCACGTATCATCGATTGATGTTCATTACCAAACGGAAGGTGTGGTTCAAGACCAAGGTAACCAAGACGGAAGACCGCATAGTGTTGGTCCCAAGTCCGCATTTGTTGAGCAGATGCGACCGAATGTTCCTCAAGAAGAAAGGGTTCCCAGTGAAGGCTAACGGCTGCAATAGGGATTCCTGCAGACAGTGTAGAGACAGTGCCTGGTTTTGACATCAAACAGTACCTGAAGAACAGGCGTGATCCGGATAAGGTACTGACATCACTGGTAGACCAGTTTCTGATCACGCAAGACCTTGGTAACTTTACCAAGTCTGAGGCGCTGTTTGCTGCCAAACTCTTGATGGCGCGTAACCAACCGCGCCAGAAGACTTACTTCAGCCCATCTGGTTCCAAGCGCTGCTTACGTGAACAGATGCTTGCCATCAACGGTATGGAAGGACGTCTGGACGACAACCCCCATACCAATAGCTTGTTCGATGACGGACACTGGCGACACCTTAGATGGCATACGATATTTCTACGAATGCAGCGGCATGGGTACCTAAAGGTACACGCGCAAGAGGAAATGGTGGAGTATCTACCCTGGTACGTGGCTGGAACACCTGACGACGTAATTGAGATAGATGGGGAAGTTTACGTCGTCGATGTAAAGGGTGCCAATGATGCCATCTTCAAAGAGATAGCACGTACCAAGAAACTGCCAGATCATCTACAGGGGTATAACTGGCAGATACACAACTACATGCAGGCGCTCCACATCAACAAGGCTATCTTGTGGTTTGAGAACAAGAACACGCAAGAGTACTTTGAGCTGCCCGTGCATCGGGATATGGCTTTGATCAATCAGCTACGTGCTCAGTACAAAGTCTTGCGCCAGCACCGCAAAGAAGGTACGTTACCTCCACATGGTTGTACCATGGATGATAAGGGTCACGTCCAACCCGGAGACAGAATGTTTGCCAATTGCAGGCAAAATCTGAACTGTCTGCGTCTTACTCAAGCTGGTAGCTAGAACGTCCAAGCCTGTATACTGTAGGTACACATGGTAAAGCTGGAGATGTGGCAAAAGAGGCACTGGTTGCTTCTCCACAAAGCACGCCTGAAGTGGGAAGCAAAGAACCCAGGTAAGTCCCACCCTACATTAGACCCGTTTGAAACACAGATAAGCAGATATACCTGTTCTCTGTGTGGTGAGCGCAAGTATTACAGGACGAACGGCTCGGACAAAGACTTACCTCAGTATCATCGTATAGGTAAGCGCACACTAATACTCTGTCACAGTTGTTGGCACCTAAAGGGTATCTATAAGAAACATGCCAACCCGAAATCCCTGGAGGGGAACGAAGGATGTAGATACTGCCACCTCAAGGCAGCATCGCGTCTATATAGTAGAAAATTTGCTCAACGGCAAGAAGTACGTAGGGATAACGAGAACGTCTTTGGCGAGACGTTTGCGACAACACAGCCAAGCCAACTCTCCTCTAGGAATGGAACTGCGAGAGCACGGAAAACAGGCGTTCGTCGTAAGGGTGCTTTTGCTGGTAGATGACATTCGTACTGCGGCGCTGGTAGAAACCAGACTTATCAGACATTATGGAACCATCAGGCATGGCTATAATGTGAGTCCTGGTAGGGCAGGTAGCCAGAGAACAAACATTATCTCTCAAGAAGTTGCACAGGCGATCGTAGACCTACGCAACCGTGGTTATTCGTGTGCTAAACTTGCTAGGGTGTTTGGGGTGCAAAGAGGCACTATAGACAGAGTGCTTGCCGATACCCAAGAGTTTGTGATAAAGCATGTGCAGAGAGATATTGTAAGGAAGATGCTATGGCAACCAAACCTGTTCTGAAAAGACCTGCTGTATACCCGACTGGTGGTTGGGCGCAGTTGAATCTCCAGCAAAGTACTCGTGGGATCCATATAAAAGGAGTGAATGAAGACGAAATTATCCTTACCCAACAGGATAAAGATCGTCTGAATCAAGCCCAATTGATGGGCAGTCGTAGAGGATTTGTGGTGGCGTTGGTCTGCCCTAGATGTGGTAGTATAGTACAGACTCATCGCGGCAATGATCTGCCGGATGGCATGGTAGCAAAGTGTTCCAAGCCAGAATGCCCGAAAGTCTGGCTCGATGCCGACTAAAAACCACACTAATCTTGCGGCAGTAGCACCACTGACGCCACGTATGATCCAAAGCCTGGAAATGGTGGTGCCAAGAGCAGAACTGCTCGAAACACTGGCACGCCTCAGTATACCATTTCCAGCCCAGATGCCGGATATCACCAAAGACGATGCCTTTCCTACCGATATCACAATGGTGCAGCCACGTGAGCTAAGAGCACTACAGTCATATTGGGCGGCGCAGTTTGCTCGTGTCAATGCTTTGCTCGGCATAACCAGGGGTGAGAAGAAAGCCGCAGAGCGCAGACTAGACCGAGCTAAGAAAAGGCTTTTTCGTATATTTGCCCCAGAGCGCAGCAGTAAGATCTACGTTGACGCTATACACGGTAAGGTTCAGGCCAGTAAGCGCATTGCGGGTATGGAACGCGAATTGGATAACCTTATCGTACTCGAAGAAGCGTTGGATGCGTTAACGAAAGATTTCCAGATGTATGTAAACGCGCTAGATAGAGAGAGTATGTGGCGCATGGCAGAGATGCGGATTAGTTCAGGACGAGGCGGCGGTACCTAGCTCACTAGATGCTCAGCGGTTGCTCAACGTGGGGATTGCGCTGGATTAGCCGTGACAGCTATAGTGGGTGCATGGTACTTACTAGCTTGGCGAGCCTGGCATTAGCTACGGAGAGACAGGTTGATGAACACCTGAAAGAGGCGTTCAATCTCAACGTTCTGGGTGTAGTAGAAGACAGCGGTGCTACTGTAGAAGCACTGGTAGTGTGCTCGCGTATAAACGCGGCTATTATCCTGCTATCGCAGTTTCAAAACTCGGTAATGAATCGCTGTAACGGCACGTAGTCAGTGTGCGCGTGCTTGTGGCATGCGAGTTCTCGGGTCATGTCCGCGATGCATTCGCTGCTCGCGGGCATTTTGCTGTGTCATGTGATTTACAGCGTAGTGAGAGCAACCCTGGCTACCACTACCGTGGAGACGTACGGGACATACTCCACGACGGCTGGGACATCATGATCGCACACCCACCCTGCACGTACCTGGCTATATCGGGAGCGGTGTGGTACCGTGCTCCTGGACGCAAGGCGCTTACACGCGAAGCGCTAGAGTTTGTGCGTGTGCTTATGGATGCACCCATATATCGTATCTGTATCGAGAACCCTGTGGGTCTCATAAGCACACGCATAAGACTGCCAGACCAGATGATCCATCCCTGGCAGTACGGCCACACAGAACGCAAGAAGACACACCTGTGGCTCAAGCACCTACCCCTGTTGAGACCAACCAAGTATGTGCCACATCGTCTGCACACGCGCCGTCTGGACAACGTATCTAGTATAGACCGTGGCAAGATACGCAGCATCACCTTCCCTGGTATTGCAGCCGCGATGGCTGAGCAGTGGGGTGTGCTAGATGTTTGAATTGGAGGACCGTATCCTGGAACATGGCAAGTACACGTTGCCAACAGACGGCATGAGCCGCACTTGTAAAGTCTGCAATAGACCCTGTTTCATACTACTCACACACTATCAGGGTATACGGGTTAGCCCGAAGCGCTGCCTTGGGTGTGTAATCAAATTCCCACCAGATGGAGTGGCACTGACTTTCAATGACTACACCCGCAAGCGACCCTGGATCCAGCGCAAGCAACGTTACCATCAGTGGGGCCTCATGGCCCAAACCGCTAGAGAAGATGTGTGGACCTGCGTGCATTGTCGCACCACTCTACATTCTCCTAAACTTGGAATCCCGGCGAGCGCTGGATGCCCTGAAGGGGTTGCCCAACGTCTTAGGGGAACATTCTGGGCACACAACCGTTTACCTAGTGTTGAGTGTCCCCTCTGCGATGGAAGGGCGTCTCTTCTTCGAGTACCACGGATTATGGAAAGACGGCCTTCTTCAAAGTTCTTTCCATGGACTTGCAAATCCTGCTTTGTATCACCCGGATTGGTCAAGTGATGGTGTGGACAAGAAAAGGCTCAAGAAAAGCCTGGGGGCAAACAAAGGAAAACGAAATAAGAAAGATAGGGGAGGAGCTCCCGTACAAGCTGGTAGCGATACGCAGCAGTCAGAGCAGGTCGATACTGGACAACATATGGGTGGGACGCAAGCTTTACGCATTCCAAGTGAAGAGGACCGACTCGCTTGGTGGTTTCGGGAGCGTACGTAGTATACTCCGCGGTATAAAAGACGTTGTGCAAGTCCCAGACAGTGTAGGCATATGCGCTGTCTACCATCGCAGAACCGTAGGCCGCAGGGGGAAATACCTGTACTGGCGAATCTTCATGTACGAAGAAGATTACCAGAAGCTACGGAGATGGGCAGGTGTCCTGGCAGATAAGTAGTTGCTTCGATTGCAAGCTGCTACGAGAACGCCAGGGTGGTGGCTTCTACTGTCCTAGTTATCGCATAGCCCTGAGCTATGACATAGCCCGGACTGTAAACGACTGCGAACGCAAAGTACCGTTTGAAGAGCGTAAATCTGGGCGTGATAAAACACTGGATGATTTGTATCAACAGTGCTGTGAGTATGCTGCTCTGGTGCTAGGTCCATTTACTGCCAAGGAGCTGGTACTCATTACTCAGTTCCAGAACAAAAACAGTCTGTGGCAGATGCTCGAGTCCCTCGTAAGGCAGGGTAGACTGAACAAGGGCAAGATGTCTATAGCCAACAGATACGGGCACGTATATAGATCTAATGTGTATTTCCCAGTGTGGCGGCGGGATGGTCCACCAAGTACAATGTAGGTGTAAGGCAACACAAGCATGAAAGAAAGCAAAGCAAGCACTTGGAGCTTTGATGCAGACGGCGTAAATGATTATTACGCCGGAGTGATTGAAGTTCTGCTGTCAAAAGGTACCGAGATTTCTCCCAAGGGTAAGCGCACGATAGAGCTACACCCTACCACCGTTCTCATGCATCAGCCGCGTAAGAGACTGATGAGTTGTCATGGTAGAGTGCTTAATCTGCCGTTTGCACTGACTGAGGCAATGCAGATTATCACGGGCCAGAACGACGCGCAAGCATTGGCATTCTACAATAGCGGCATCATTGGCATCCAGGGTGATGGCCCAAGAGGTACCCCGCATTGGGAACTAGGAGTGACCAGATTCAATGCGGCATACGGTGAAAGACTGCGGCACTTCGATCTGACCAGTGTGGTGGTTGACCAGCTTGAGCATGTAATTGAGACACTCAAGCGTGACCCTGACAGCAGACAAGCAAGTATTGTCCTAAGCCACCCGCTGTACGACAACTATTCGGTGGAAACAAACGACAGAGCTTGCAACGTCTATGCACACCCCATGATTAGAGATGGCAAACTGGACTGGATGCAGATTATCCGCAGTAATGACGCCGTCTGGGGTATCCCGTACAACATGGTTCAGTGGTCGCATTTGCAGGAATGGGTAGCTGCTACACTAGATGTGCCAGTGGGGCATATGTTCATAGTGCAAGATAGCTTTCACGTCTATGCAGACAAGTTTGCAGAGGCAAAGAGAGTAGCGCCGTTCGATATCTACCAGTATGTGCATGCGGCACCCATGAGAGCCAGTCCAGATATTGCTAACGAGATTATGATTGCAGAACGGCAAGTGCGGGCTGGTATGGAGATAGACCTGAAGAAACTGGAACAGGTTGTGGGTACATACTGGACGGACGTCATAGCAACATTGCTCAGTTACAGGGCTTGGAAGCGCGGCTTTGACGACATGGCATTTGACCTGCTCCCAGATTACCACGAATTCAGGGCGCTTATGCTACGCATGTATTGCCAGTACCGCTGGAACAAACTGCGTACGACGTTTGGTGACATCCTAGATGCAGCACACCTGGAGCTTAGTACAATGGGCATACCCCACGAGGAGATTAGCAAATGGCTAGGAACACAGCAAGCTCATTCCTGAAGACCATCGAACAGTCTAGCAAGGATATGCGTGCCATAGTGGAAGCACTGCGTATCTTTGGCTACATCAACGAGATCGAGTATTCTGAGTTGAATACTGAGCTGACGATATTGTCAACTGAGCTTGTGCGGGCTGATGGCGCTGAAACCATTGAGCTAGCGCGGCGGCTAGACGAGCATGGTCTCAAGCCATTGAATATGCACGGCGAGGAAGACCCTGCAGATATCCCAGGTATGATTCCCAGGGAATACTAGTGCCTACGTATACCGTGGACGTTATCAGTTTCCTCATGGGTGTTATTGCAGGGGCGATCCTCATATTCGCGTTGGTAGCTCTAGTAAGAATCACT